CCTTGGCCACATAATCTTCACCCACTGGGGCAAAGACTTTGGATGGCTTACCAAAGGGCCTTAAATATTGAATGACAGTGACTTCATCCGGCCTGGGTTCTAATTCCATTTTTCACTTCCATGGTTCTATAATATATTTTCCCTTTGCAATGCCAGCACCTGGCCCAGCCATTGCCTGCCTATGACCAGACATAAAACATATTTTGGGCAAGGCAGCTGCATCTGACCAGCAGCCTGGGCCAGGTGCTGGCATTGCACTGGATTTCCTATTCCCTGGGTTTGTCCTGGCAATGATGACGGCTTTTTCCATTATTTCACCTGGCTGATTTCAATTTCAGTCCTGGGATTCAATCTGTCAATGTGCTGGAAAAATTCAGTGTGAAGCCATTTGGGTGAATCCCTGAAGATCAGGCCGGTGTCTTTCATGGCATCAATCAACAGTTTGCAGCCACCAGCCAGATTATCTTCATCCAGAAGTCTTCCCCTGAATGATGTAATGGCCATTTTAATCCCAAATTCACCCCTTGGCTTCCGCCATCCAGTTTCCTGCAGGGCTGCTATTAAAGCCCAGGTGATTCTTTGTTTGGTTTGTTTGGCTTTCCAATGGTTCATGGTGATGACTTCATTATTGGAAGGGATATTGTAAAAGATGGTGATTTTCACTTTCCTGATTTCCTGTGTAAATATTTTTTCATTGTGGCCATCAAAGGTGCAGCAGTGGGCCACCTGTATTTCATCCTGTAGAAATGTCTTATTTCCCATGGCCCTATGTCCCATGAATCAAACACTGGTTTAGTCGGAAGATAGGTCTTTTTCTTGAAATTTATCCTGAAGGTGTTGAATCCCCACCAGATCAGCTGCCACCTGTTTCCCAGCTTCATTTTTTCTTCCTGTCCAATTTTACCACCACTTTGAAACATGGGGCTGGCCCATTCAAGGTGGATGTCCAATATGCCATAGTGACTGAAAGCACTTTCCCATCCATCAATTGCTGGCCAGTCTTATAGAATTGTGGGGTGTAAGTATAAAAAATCCTTTTCTTTCTGAATGGCCACATTATTTCTTGCCTTCAGTCAGCATCTTAAATCCAGTATCTTTCAAATAATTATACAAGGTCTGCTTTCCATCCCAAATATAGGGAAGGAAAACCTGCAGGAATTCCAGCTGCTGCATTTCAATCAAGGTCATCTGAATTTCCACCCAGTCCTGAATCAGTTTCCAGGCTGTTCTGCCTGCCTGGTCTTCAAGCCTTTTTAAGGTTTCTTCCCTTGGCCTTTTCATTTTATCCAGCAGGGCCTTATAAATAGCCTTGGCATCCCCTGGCAGTCTGATAATCGTCATGCCAGGGCCTTTGGGATTTGGAATTGAAAAATGAATGGCTTCCAAAAGGCCTTCCTTGTATTCCTTGGAAATCCCAATGGCCCCACCCCTGATCAAGGCCCCTTCAATTCTGTTGATGGTTCTTTCCACTGGCACACTACTGGTATAATTTTTTATCATTTGTCTGCCCATTCCAAGGCCCACTTTTCTTTATTCATCAGGGCCTTCAAAAATTTATCCATCCTTACTTGGGCTTCATTTTTCATGTAGTCTGCAAAATCTTCTTTTCCTGATTTTTTTGCTTCTTCAATCTTGGGGCCATATTCTTTTTCCAAGGCTTTGAAGAAATTGTCTGCAGCTTTTTTGGATGGCCCAGCTGGCTGGGTCTGCCCCACCATCCTTTCTTTTTTCTGCTGGGCTTCATACTTCCTGGCATTGGTGAACCAATTCAGCAGCTGCAAATGCACATTAGATTTCTTGGTCAGTGGATGATCATTCCACCAGGCCACCTTTTTCCTGACCTGTTCAATATGGTCTATTTCAGGGAATTCCTGAATCAGGCTTGCCAGCCAAGATGCATGAATTTTGAATCCCTTGGCCTTGATGGGTCTTAGGATTTCCATGATGACTTCAAGGATATCAATGATTTTAGTGGTCAGGGGGGCTGGGGGCAAAGCCCCTTCTTTCTTCTTTTCTATATTCTTTTCTATATTCTTTTCTTCTAGTGGGCTATCTGTAAACAGTTTACCCATTTTTGGGGCTTTATTGTAAACAGCTTTCTTGATTGACTGATCAAAAGTGGGCTGATAATTCTGCCAGCCAGTTATGAAAGCTATGATTTCATCCCCTTCCCCTTTTGCTGTTTTAAGCCTTGTGGATTTGATGCATTTTGCCATAGCTGACTTCACCACATCCACTGGGGTCTGCAGTTTCTTTGCTAGGCCTTCAATATCCACATACTTGAATTGGCCCCATGGTTTCCTGATACTGGCAAGGCAAACAAAATTCAGCCAGACAGACCTTTCAGCTGGGGTCAATTCTTCCTGGCAAGTAGAATTCAGCCAAATGTGGGGCCACCATTTAATCCACTGCATGGGGGCTTTCCTTTTTATATTCATCCAGCCATCCATCCACCTGTTTTTTATTTAAGATTTTTCTTTCCAAACAGCTGGCCCAATATTCCTGAAGGGCTTCTAAGATAACATCAGAAACATTCACTTTCCTTTTTTCTGCCAGCTTGCTGATTTTGAAATGCATCCAGGGCCTGACCCTAACTGACATCACATTACTGGGGCCAAAATAGAAGGAAATTCTTTTTCTTTTTTTCATCTGGTTCCTTTCTTATGGCTTAATTGTAAACATTGGAAAGGAATTGTCAAGGAAAATAAAAGGGAAGGCTGGCCAAGATTTCCAAAGCACAAGGAAGGTGTCTTTGGTGTCACCATTAACAAGGGATTTTGTCGGCCAAGCCTTCCCATCATTTCACCTAAATAATTGGGATGATAGGAAACTTTTCAAATATCCAAATAGTGATTTGGGCAGCCCTGACTGCCTTCCACCTTTGATCATACCATTTGCTATAGGCCATCACCCTGCCATTGCCAGCCTTCAATCTGAATCTATATCCAGGACTGAAGGCCCCAGTGTTTTTATCCTCCCTAAAAAATTTAGTGATTTGGATTTTGGGTTTGTTATGCTTTTTCATTTCAGCCCTGTCTGACTGCCAGGATATTTTCAGAGAAGACCCTGACCCCAGGGATTATGCAGTCACCCTTTAGCAATGAAACCTGTTTGCCAATGGCAGATAAATTAGGCATCAGAAATTCCCTGGGCAGTAGATCAGGATTTGTGATTTCATACTTCCAGATCACCCTGGCACTGATGCCTTCAGTGGCTGGCCTGGATGGTACCAGGGGTTTGGCTTCCATCAAAACCTGGTCTTTAATGGCTGCCTTGGCCAGGACATTCAGGGCCTTCCCTTCATCACCCCTGTCTGCTGCCTTCAATGCTTCAGCCTGGGCCTTCTGCTGCTGTTTGATTCTTTCAGCTTCTAGCCTGTCCCTTTCATCTTGGGCTTCCCTTCTCTTTCTTTCCCTTTCCATCAGATAATCAGCAGTGGCTTTCCTGACCAGCCTTTCAGGTTCAGAATACATATCCATGTATTTCCTCTTTTTGGAAAGGCATGACTGGTGATGTTCATGGGCTTCTTTAATCAATGGGTCAAAGGTATCACAAATTTCCTTGGTGATGGTTCTAAGATTTAGCAAAAAAACATTTGCTGCCTGAAGCTGCTGATCATCAATAATGGTCAGATAATCCTTGGCCTGCTGGGTCATCACCAAAGCCCTGCTTTGAAATTTTTCTTCATGATCTGTCATTTTAATTCCCCTTCCAGCTTCTTGAAGCTGGTTCTGAAATATTCCACCTTTTTGGCATAGGCCTTCTTGATGCTGTCTATTTCATCCTTAACTTCAATTGGAAGATCATATTTGGTGGTGAAATATCCCTTGGATTCAATCAGCCAATTCCCCACTACTGTTTTTCTTCCTTTGAAAAAGTCTTTGATTTCCTCATCCAAGTCTTCATACTCTGAAGCCAGCGGTTTCAATTCATATCGCCTTTCCAGCTTTTCAGTCCATAGGGCAATAGATTCAATATCCATGATGAAATCATAGCCAGGGCCAAAATCTTTGCCCACAAAACAAAAAGACCTTTCAAATTCACAGCCGTCACAAAGGTCTTTTCTGACTGGTTCTGCAATCCTTCCAGCATCACAATCAGCATTGATTCTTTCAGCCCTTTGCAGCAGGGATTCAGCATATTCCAAGTCCAGTGGGGCAATCCAGAAGAAGAAATCCCCAGCAGTTTTTTCAAAGAAGAACCAGGCCCCCCATTCACTGTTGTCCTGCAATTCATAGGTCTGCAGCTGGCCAGGATATTTTCTTAGGAAAATATATTTGCTGTCCAGCATTCCATGCCAGTCACCTGTTTCTTCCTTCATGGCCTTGATCATCCTGAAGGTGCCAGGGCTGCAGGTCTTGGTTTCCAGTGGGATAGGGATATTCCTTAATATGGGCACCCCTATCTTGGCATCAATGTGGCCGCTGATTCTGTATTTGGTTTGGGTGAATTGCCTGCCCTGTTCAATGATCTTCAGGCCTGCATCCTCTATCAATCTAAGGTTTGGCTTTTCCAGGGCTGTCCCAATTCTGAAAATCTTCAGCAGGGGAAGGGGTGGCAGCTGCATTAATTCAGGTTTCTGGTGGGCCAGATCATGCCAGGTATCACAGGCCAGCCCCAATTCACTGGCCCTGTTTGCAGTCCTGGCATAATTCCTGGCAGTGCTGATGATGTGGCCATCCACCTGGGCCTTCAGGGAATCTTCAATTATGGTCAAGTCTCGTCTATTCATTTCTTGGCCCCTTCTTTGGCTGCTGGCTGCTGCTGGCCATTGGCTGCAGGAAACATCTTGGCATATTCATCAGGAAAATTGGATTTGAAAATTCCCCTGATTCTGCCAAGGGTAGTTTCAATCCATCTGGCTGTCTTGATATCCCTGACATCTTCTCTGAAGACTTCCTGCTTTTGGGCATCCAGCCATTTGCTGGCTTCCTTGATGAAAACCTTGGCCCCTTCTTCAGAACCATTGCCCAAGATCAGGGCAATTTTGTGAATCAGGTTTCTGTTGTCCAGGGCTTCCTTGGGCAATTCAGCTTCAGCCTTTTTCCTGTCCTTTCCATATTCCACTTTTTCAATCTTGGTGATATTCAGGCCAGCCTGCTTCAATTCATCTTCAGTAATATTGGAAAGGCCCAGGCACCTGCTGATCAGTCTTCTGTAAAGGTTTGTCACTGATTTCTTTTTGACATCAGTGATATCCACGTTTTCCAGCTGCTTCCAAACTTGGCCAACTTTGCCAAAGAAATCATCCCTGCTGCTGCAGGTTCCAATGTCTTCAATCCATCTGCCCAGCTTCCTGCTGAAGGCTTTGCCCTTTGCTGTGAAGACATAGTATTTCCCACCATCGTCCTGAAACCAGTCCAGGTGGGGGTCATCAAAAAGGGTGATATCAATACCCCAGGCAATACCAATTTTCTGCATCCCTGATTCACTGGGGCTGATGCCGTCACCCTGCAGCAGCCAGTCCTTTTCATTTGTCAGCCTCAAAGAAATGATTCTGATTTTCTTGAAAAATTCCACTGACTTTTCAGTGGCTGCCACCATTTTTTCAAGGCTGGCCGCATCATTGGAAATGTCCATGATTTCCATTTCCCTTTCCCTCACCATTGGTTCTTCACTGGAAGAAGTAGGGGTGAAAACATCCTTGACCCTTCCAATGAATCCTTTCTGTTTTTCTTCAGTCATTCTTTCTTACTCCTTAAAAATAAATTGACAAACCCACAATGGGGCTGTATAAACAAAGTATTAGTTTCCTTTTCCTTTCAGTTTATCTTATTCCAAAGCCAGCACCTAGCTGGCTTCCTTATTTTCCTTTGTTTCAAGCTGGCTGATTTTTTCATTTATATCCAGCATCTGCTTCTTCAAATTAGCAATCTGGATTTTGTTTGGTTCAAAAAGGTTCAAGATTTCTGCCACCAGCATTGCCTTTGTATCCGATGGTTTCCACAAATCCCTTTGCCAGCTTTGCAGTGTACTATAAGCAAGGCCGGATAATTTGGCCAGCCTATATTTTGTCATCCCCTTCAGCTGAAGGGTTTTCTTCAAATTTTGACCTGTAAGGGCTTCTTTGATTTCAACCATACTGGGAGTCATCTTTTTCATAATAATCCTTCCTAGGGCCTGAATACCTATATATTATCTATAGAGTATTGGCTATGTCAAGGAATTTTTTAACAAAAAAAAGGCCCAGCACCTGATTGATGCTGGGCCTTGGCCCATGATCATTCTTTTTCTGCTTCTTCTTTCCTGGCCTGGTCTACTGCAGCCCTTAAATTTAGGCTTCCAGAATAGCCACCCTTCAAGGGCTTCAAAGGCCTGGGGGCCTTCTTGGTTTCCTTGATTTCCTTAATCAGCTGGGGCTTCTGGAATTTCTCTTTGGAAATCCTTTTCTTCCTGGGCTTCTTTGGGGGGTCTGCACAGACTGTACCAGGCTTATCCAAAAGATGCCCCACAGCATCAGCTGCAGCCCTGATGGCTTCCCTGGGAAGATTGACCAGGGGGCTTCTGGAAGGGCTTTCCTGGGGCATCCTGGCCCCAATTTCAGGGGCTTCCTGGGTCTTGGGCTGCTGATTCATCATTTTCAGGTATTGTTTTTCATCATCAGTGGGGGGCAGCTTGGTTTCTTTGGTCTTGGCCTGCAAGGCTTCCCATTCCTTGTTTTCTTTGGCAGTCATCTGCAGGGCCAATTCAGCCTTGGCCTTGATTACTGCATCCATGGCCTTGTCCATTGGGATTCCCAATTCCAGGGTCAATTTCCTTGCAGCAGTTTCCAGTACTGAATCCGGCTTTGGAAGGGCCAGTGCCTCTCCCAAAGGCAGTGCAGGGGTCTTGCCATTCTTCTTGGCCCTTGTGATGGCCAAGGTTTCCTTGACCCTTTGCTTCACCTGGACATTGGCTTCCCTGGCTTTCTGCTGTTCTGATTTTTTGTCTGCCAGGAATTTTTCATGGGCTTCTGAACGGATGGCACCAAAATCAAATTGCTGCACATCAGTGCAAAGCTGATTCAGGATGATGGGGGCTTCATAATCCACAAACCTGACAAGATTTTGGGACAGCTGGGGCAGCCTGACTGGGTGGGCATCTTTCATCATTTCTGTCAGGGCACCATGGAAGCCATGCATGGTTCTGGTGTATTTTGAACCTTCATCAAAATACAATTCCTTGAATTCCCCAAATCTTGCAGGTGGCATGATGGGATAAGGCCTGGCCATGCCAGCCAGCAGCAATGAAGCCACCTGACTGTCTGCCAAAGAAATGTTTTTCAGGCCATCCTGCCACTGCTTCAGCAGATCAAACTGGCCTTCCAGGGTCTGCAGGGCTTCCACAGCCATGACACAGATTTCATCAAAATACAGGGCACCCGTGTGCTTCCTGAAGATGACAAAATCACCCCTGAAAATCAGATTGCTGCAAACAGTGATGTGCCTGCCAATGCAAACTCCCACTGCCAGGGTCTTAGCTATGGAATTTCTGAAGCCCAATTCAAAATTCCCTTCACCATTCCCTTGGTTCTGAATTTCCCAGGTGGCAAACATTTCAGAACCCTTCCTGATTGAATAGGCTTTTCTGCCTATCTGCCAGCCCAGCTGCTGGGTGGCCAGCTGGACGGCATCAATGACCTGACCATGGCTTAATGGGTGCCATGTATCAGTCCAGGCTGGGGCTGGTTCCTGCCTTGCAGCTTCTTCACCCATCCACCTGGGATTCACCTGTGTGAACCTGTTTGACATAATACACCTTCCTTTTAATCAGCTTGGCCAAGGCTTTGGACTTGGCCTGCAGCTTTAGACTGGCCATTGCTGGCCAGCCCCATCAGCTTTCAGCTTTTCACCTTCCTTTCCATCCTGACTTTCTGGATGGCTTTTTCCACTTCCTTTTGAATGGCCCTTCTTTCTCTCCAAGTCAGCTTGGCTGTCTTTTCCCCAGCTGCAATCAGGGCTGCTTTTTTGAATGCCTTTTCCAGTCTTCTTCTTTTCATCTTAATACATCCCTGGGAAGTCCACACTGATCTGCCCAGCTTCTTCACAGCTGCTTTCAGCTGCATCCAAGGCATCTATGATTTCTTCAAGCTGACTGATGGCTTCATCCAGCTGATCAGCCTTGGATGATTGCTGAAGATTTTCTGGCAGATTGTCTTTCCAGTTTTCCAATTCAGTTTTCAATTCTTCCACCCCATCCTTGGCAGAAGAAAGGGCTTCTTCAGCAGTGGAAAGACTGGCCAATGCATCCCCAAGCCTAGTGGCCCTTGATTTGTATTTGGCCATAATCAATCCCTGGGGTCTACAAGGCTGATGACCTTGTGGGCAAGCCAGGTGTATTCCTGGCCATCCTGCAGCTTTACATTCCTTGGGTCTTGTCCCACCATCTTGAATTCATCCAGCATCTTTTTCAGCCCACAGGGGCCTTCCCCACCATAGCCCGCTGAAAAACCATCTGTCTTCAGGACAGTTTCAAGGCCCTTGGCATCCTTATAATGAAAGGATGTCACCAGGTGCAATTCCTTTACCTGTTTGATCAGCACCATATAGGGCCAGGGAAGACCCAGCTTGGCCATCCAGTCTTTGATAAACTGGATGGAAAGCCTTGTGATGCCCTGTGGCATCTTGTCATTGAAAACCTTTAACATTTGACACCTTCCTTTTAGAAAAGATTTGCTGGCTGCTGGCTTTGGACAGCAGCTGCAGCTTTAGCAGGGCCTGATGGCCCTGCCCATCAGCTTTCAGCCTTTTCATTTGCTTCCCAAGGACAAAATCTTCTCAATTTTCCAGTCCTGGGGTTAATAGTTTTTCCATTCACCAAATGGGATTCAAATTCCTTTTGTGAATGAAAATTCTGCCTGCACCATGAACAGTGGCCGATAATCCTGTTGGCCTTTGTTTCATCCTTCTTTTCCATTCAGATTTCCCCTTCAGCCAAGGCATAAAGGCTGTGCTTCATTCTTTCTTCCTGGTTCTGTTTGGCATACTTGGCATATTCAAGACCAGTCATTTTGTGAAAGCCCACACCCATCACCTTGAAGATTTGATCATTCCAGAAGATCACATCACCAGCACTGACTGAAGGCATTTCCTGGGGCTGAAAATCATTCTGGCCATAATAAAAAACAGCATCCAGAATGGAAGACAATTTTTTGTCTTCAGGAAGAAGGGCAATCTTGGCCATTCTTTCAGTGGGGATTAAAACTTCCCTGAATCTTTCCAAATGATCATAGGCCAGAAGGTGGATAGTGATGATCATTTCCTTCACTTCCATCATCTGCAGCTGTACTTTTGCAAAGGGCCATGTGCCCCCATGCTTGGGGTCTGCTGCCCTTTTGGTGGCAGCCTTCCTGGCTTCCTTTGCAGTCCTTTCATGTTTCACCACAGAAAAAAGCTGTTTGTCCCTTTCAGATAACATTTGACACCTTCCTTAAAAAGATTCATCCCAGCCTGTAGCTGGAATGTTTATAAAACTGATGGGCCTAAGTCCACCAGCTTTATAAAAGGATGCACACAGGCTGCATCCCTGAAGGTGTTTCAATTTCTTTTTATCCTGACATCCGGCAAAGGCTTCTTCCTGGTGTTCTGCCATTTGTGCTGGGCAGCCATCCTGTGGCTTCCATGCTATTGGCCCCAGGCCACCTGACCTTCGCCAAGCCAGCTGATTGATGACCTTTCTTGGGCTGCCAGCTGGGGTCTTGACCTGCCATCCCTGCTGCCCTGTCTGGCTACCCTTCAAAGAACTTGCCTTCCCTAACTGGGAAGATACCTATCTTAAACCAGGCAAATACAATTGTCAAGTCTATATAGAGTATTTTGCCTTGTAAGTTATTGATTATAAATGGATAAAAAATCTTTGTTTTCTACCCTGTTTTTTGGGATGGAAAATAGGGAATTTCAGCCATTTTCCAGGCAGAAAAAACTGATGGAAAAGGGCTTATTTCTTCCTGAATTTGGCCACTGATTTCCAGGCAGATTCAGCTGGGGCCTTGGGCACTTTGAATCCTGGGGCCACCTTCACTGCAGCTGGGGCCAGGGCCATTGGTGCTGCAGCATAACCAGCAAACATGGCTTCTCTTTCATCCCTTCCCACATTCAATGCATCATCCAAATTTGGTGTGGGCTGATTCACCATGGGGGCTGCTGAAAGAAATTCAACACCCCTTCCACCAAGCTGCTTCATGGTCTGTGTGATGTATTTCATTTGGGATGGGCTGGGCCTTTTGGCTTCATCAGGCCAATTGATTCCTTTCCTTCCCTGGGCTTCCAAATAAAAATCAGGCCCGTCAGCCACTGGATAGGCACCAGCAGGCATCAGATAATCATGCATGGCCCCACCCTTCCACCAGTCCACTGAATGTTCTGAACAGACACAGTGAACACCAGCCAGCCCTTTCTGGTTCAATATCCCTGGGTCAGAAATCAAAGTCCAGAATTCCCCACTGTCCCAATATTCCACTTGGATTCTTTCAACAGGCACACCAGCAGCCTTCAGCTTTTCAATAGCCTGTTTATGCCAGATAAAATTTCCACCTTCATTGGCTGTTTCCCAAATAATCCAGCCAGCAAATTCCTGGGTTCTGGCCACCATGGTTTCCATGTATTGGAAAGTCAGGGCCATGGTGGCTGGGTCATCATAGAACCTGGCAGCCTGGTCAGTGGTGCCATTGACATTCAGTTTTCCATTGAAGGGGTTTATTTCCCAGGTACTGCCAGCATAGAAGCTGCAATTATCCACCAGGGCAATGATGGTGGTCAGTTTTCTTTCAGCTGCCAGCTTCAGCCTTGCCAAAAGCTGGGCATAATAGGCTTTATTGGGCTTGGTCAAATCCCACTTCCCATCAGCCTGCCTTTCAAAGGGCAGCAGATAGTGGCCATCCCATTCAGGGCAGCTTATGAAGGCAAATTCCCTGACTGCATTGCAGGTCTTGACCATATCATTATAAAGGGTCTTTAGTTTTTCATTGGGCAGCCAGTCTTCAGTCAGCACCAGTCCTGAATAATAAGTATAATTGACAGCCAGAAGGAAATGGATGTCCGGCCATGGGAATTGGCAGACTGGGATTTCCTCTGGTTTCTTGTGCAGGCTGCAGATCACTGAAGGCTTCTGACCTTCCACATCCAAATACTGGGCCAAGTGTGTACTGGGGCAGTATTCATTGGCTAACCTTGCTTCAGCTGGCGGCAGATCAGGAAAGGCATTGCAGACTTTCAGCCAAACTTTTGGCTGGGGTGGTTTTGGTGGGCAGGCTACCAGGGCCAGACAAAGCAGACAAATCATCACACCAAGAATATTTTTCATAGCATCCTTCCTTTATATTATAGATTTAATAAATTAACGCCCTTATAAACCAAGCCCGATATATCCAAAGTGCCTGCCCCAGTGGCAGCAGCACCAATTTCTACATCGCCTATAGAATTGGCTGGCTGTTCACCAAATGCTCTGAAAATAGCATCATTGGTTAATCCAGAAACAGAAGGAAGAAAAAAACCACCAGCCAAGGCATTTTTTCTTAAATAAAGATAAGCCACCCCTGCAGCAGAACCAGAATCATTGATGGCACCATAAACATATACACTTAGAATCCCTTTGGGGATTTTTCCTTCAGAATTTGCTTCAAGATTTAGGCCTATAGGGCCAAAAGTAGAATAACCAGCTGTATTATTATAGACCCTATCATTTATGGAAGTTTCAAAGGAAATTATTTCTTGTCTAGGTTGATAGTTTCCTTCACCCAGGACTGGGGCAAAGGCCAGCATGGCTTGGCTGATATAAATGATGGATGTGCCAGCTGCAGTAGCTGCAAGATCAGCAAATATATTGAACCAGAATTGGCTGGCCCCAGTGGGCACTGCCTTTGTCACTTCCAGCCATTCATAGGTGCCCCCACCTGTGTGATAGGATGAATATGTCCAGGTGGCCCCATCATAAAGGCCTATCCTTGCATGGCTGGCCAAGGATGTTTTCAGCCACATCCCCACAGTGACAGTCCTTCCGGCAAATCTTCTGAACCATTCAGTGTATGCAGCACCAGCGGTACTTGGGAAGGCCACAAAATCAGCCAATGTGCTGGGCACAAATTTTAAAGCATAAAAAGAACCATCCTTGGTATTTGTGCCATTGTGTTCTCTATAAAGATCAGCAGTAGCGTCTTTTGTCCAGCCATCATGGGCCAGGGCATCAGCTGCAGTGCAGCAGGGTGTGATTTCATAGAAACAGGCTTCATCAAAAAGCATAGTGCCAGCCGTAGCTGTGTTTTTGTCAATGGTCATGCAGGCATAGGCAGAAGTGGCTTCAAAATAAAATTCATAGAAAACCCAGCCAGCTGAAGAAATCCCTGCCACAGTGCCCATGACATTCCCAGCACCAGCTGCAGCATCGGTCACCTGGATGACAAATGCTTCATTGCCAGATGTGCCTGAAAATACACCTATCCTGACCTTATAGATTTTTCCGATGACCAGGACATTGCCCAGGTTCTGATAGGCCCTATTTGGGGCAGCCCCTACCCTGGTGATTTGAAGGCAGTTTCCCACTGAACCACCAGCCACTGATGCCAAGGTGCAATTCACTGCAGTCCAGCCAGTGGTGGCAGTCTGCCATTCCCCATTCTGCAGCAGATCAACGCCCACACCAGCAGGGGGTGTGTTCACAGTGACTGAACCACCAGCATAATTGGCCACTTCATTGTCATTGAACCTGCCAGTACAGGCCCCCAGGGCCAAGACCCCCACTGCATTATTTCCGGCAAAACTTCCACCTGTGATGGTATAGGAAATGATTTTGGCAGTGGCCCCACTGGTGGCACCAGTCAAGGTGGCACCAATGGCAGGGGCAGCCACTGACCCAGCATCATAGGCCATGCTTCCCAGGCCCTTGGCTGTGTCTGAATTTGACCAGACCCCAAACCCAGCATTGAGAAATTGATTGAACAGGGATATTTTTGAATTCTTTGACCATAACTCCACAAGGGCTGCAGCCCCCCTGATATAGGTTCTGTCATAGACATTTTCTGACAAGATCATCCCTGGCTGGAAATTGGCTGGGGCTGCTGCAGCTCTCCAATTGTTTTTTATCCTGTTCATTTCCTGATAGGACAGGATTGAACCATTTACAAAATCGTCACCATCAATTAAGGCCATGGCACACTTCCTTATGTAATAATTTCATTGACCAGTTTTTTCCCTGGTTCACCATTGGCAAACCTTCCAGTGATTTCATCACATAGATAGGCCCAAATCTTTTCTTCAAAAGTGGCACCAGTCCAATTGGCTGGCAGCACTGTTTCATCACCCAGCATCAGATATTGATACAGAATCCAATTCAGGTCTTGGGCAATGACTGACAATTTCATACTCTGGAAATCCAAAGTCAAGCTGTTGATGTAGCAGAACCTGCCTATTTCCCCAGCCCCAGTGGCACTGATTCCAAAGGGGTCTTGAAGCCTGAAATTGGTTAGGACATCCAGCTGGTCAATCCATTGCCAGCCAAGATCAAATTTTATTTCAGGCAGTCCATAACCATATTTCTGCAATTCTTCTTCTGCCCTTTTAGCAGCCCAAGTGGCTGATGTAGTCCAATGGAAATCAATGAAATCAGGGGCTTCCAGAACCTGTTCAAAATCCTGCTGGCTTGTGGGTCTGTCAGCAGTATTTCCACCATAATAGGCTTCCTGGCCAGGTGAATAATGCCACCTATATCTTATCCTGTTTATGGCTTCAGTCATTCTGTGATTGAATTCTGGAAATCCCATGGTGTCTATTTGGCTGAAGATAAAAAGGTCTGTGCCAATTATATTCACATCCTTCTTTTCTATGTGAAATCTTCCATAATTGTCAAAGACTGAAAGCAGGCCCCAGGTGAACAGCAGCTGTTGTAAATAATTATCGCCATCCTGTTCTCTTTGCAGAATCAGAAAGCAGCTGGTATCTTCACCTTCATCCACAAACTTGCCAGCCATATCATCAAAGGCATCCAGGTCAATGAAATCAATAGGCACTTCCAGCAAAAGGGCAAGATAAAAAGCAATGATATAGGAAGGATTCTGGACATATCCATTGGCTGAATCCCAAAGGGCAAAAGAATAGCCTTTGGCATCAAAGGTGATTTTTGAATCATCATCATAGACGGAAGAATCCAATGTGAAATATGTTCTGCCACCATCAGCATAGGAAACAGCCCAAAGCAATGGATTAATGACCAAACCATCCTTATAAACATTAGTGATGGCATAAAGGCTGCCCCTGGCTGCCAGATATTTCCTGGCTACTGTATCCACCAGCACTGCTTCCACTGCCCCACCCTGGCCAGTGGTGGTCAAATAGGCATTGCCCAGGACTTCCGGCATAGGCCTGTTTTCATGGTTTTTGTGGATGTTTGGATATTCAGCAGCAGTGCATCTATAACGGGGTACTTTCTGTTTGAAATATTTTGTGGTGATGTCCCTGCATTTGACTTGGAAATTGGGGCCTTCATGGGTATAATCATCTACCATCAGGACGGCTGCAGTGACCTTGAAGGCTTCAGCCTGTTCAGCCCAGCCATAATAAATTTCCACCACTTGATTTTTCAGCCAGTATTGGGCCAGCAATCTGCTGAATTCAAGATCAGTATTGGCCATGGTAAAGTCCATATCACTGCAGGTATATAGCCCAGTCCTTTCTGACACCTGCCTGATTAAGGTGCTGGCTTGAAGAATTCTGCCATCATAAAAAATGGTAGGGGCAATGATGTCAATGGGTGAATAATATCTAAATATTGAACCAGCCCAGCCCTTCCATTTCCATTTGCTATAAATGACAGGTTTCTTTCTTCCAGGGTCAGGTATGCCCACAATAAGGGTGATTCTTGTGCCTTGTGTCAATCTTCCATTTGCATCAGATCGCCAGTCACCAGCATAGGCATTGGCAGGCCCACAGAGAGGATATCCACCACCAAATCCTGCCTTGTCTTTATATAAATAAATTTGATATGTGCCATCGGTCAGGGCTGGCATTTTGCCAGCAGGGATTGTGATTTGGGTATTTGAATCAATGGTGAAATCATTGTTTGGAATATGGCCGTGAAGCAGAAAATTTCCCTGGCCCTGCAGGCCTTGAAATTCAATATGATATACTTCAGCATTCCAGCCACCAGGGGGATGGGAATTGAAGGGATTATATGTAGTGTCTTCTAATTCAGCATCATTTGCATCAAGGGAAAGTCCAGTCAGAACCAGGGCTGTCCCACCACCTGGAAGCATGGATGTGGGGGCAATGGAATTCACTATTGGATTCAAATAATAAAATTTAAGTCTTTGCAGGGAATGGAAGAATGTGGTTTCTTCCCCAGCAGCTGGTGCCCCTGCAGGGCTGACATTATAAAGGGCAAGGCCGTTTTTTTCATAGGCCCATTTATTAATCCAGACATCAGGCCCCAAGCCTGCCTTATATCGGCAGCCATAACCCTTGAAAACTGTTGATGTGAATGGGGCATCCCATTGGGTGGAAGGTAAATAAACTGTATAATCATTGACTATCAGAAAAGGTATATCACCTATGCCACACCAATAATTGATTCCATCATAATACCATCCGTCAGCCAGAATTGAATTCCAGGCATTGGGTGAATCGGGATGGGTCTGGCCTTGATTTTTTGGATGGCAATGTGTGGTGGTTGCCCCTACTCGGGTGGATAAAATCTGGTAAACTTCAGCATAATAATCAAACATCAAATTAAGGTTCACATTATCAATTTCATAATTGTATTTTGGCCTGGCAATTCCACGCCATTCTGTATAGACATTGGGCACAGCATTTGTCCTTCTCCACCCTGCCTTGCAATAGTCCGCTTTTCCCTGAAACCAATTGGGCCTTCTATCATCCCAGCCAGCAATACTGGAATAATAAAAACCCATGTGCTGAAATTGAAACCATTCCCTATAAGGTATTGCCATGATCTATCCTGGCCCAAAAGTCCTTGTAGCCCTGAAAAGTGTAAACGTAATGCTGCCTGCATTCAAAGTGGCTTCATTTGAAAGAAGAACCCCTGTGCCCCAGCCTATCCCTGTGCCCCCGTAATTAAAGATTTCTAAAGGTGTCCCTGGAATATTTTCATAAGCAGTCCATGTAGTGCCATCAAGTGAATAATGGAAGGCAAAATTATTTCCATATCTCACATCGGCAGTCATGCGGATTCTTAGCCAGACTGGAAGTGTCGTGATGAGATTATTTGCATAGTGGGCAGAAGCTGCATTTATATCAGAAACAATAATCCCTTCCACCCCTGCACCAGTTTTAACCCTTCTCATTGTAAGCATATAAGCCTGGCCACCAGAAGAAATGTCATATCCTATATAAATCCCACCATAGATTCCTATATTGAAAGTCCCTGCAGTTATTTTACAGACGATATCACAAGCCCATCCAGGGCATCCAGTGACGATTTTTGGGGCATTATTGATGGCATTCCACAGCCTTGCATTTGTGGCTGGGTTTATTGTGATAACAAGACTGCCCACATTTTCTGTGATTATTCTGTTTGCGTCTGTATGAAATTCTTTCCATGCCCAGTGTTTGCTGGCATCCAAAAAGGTATCAAGAAAAGCATACTGGGTGGGGTCTGTGACAGGCACAATAGATTGCCTGGTGCTGTTTATTCTGGAATTTAATTTTCCCATTTCATCCCACAGGGCCTTGATTTCATCCCTGGTATTCATAGGATGGTTATTCCTCTTGTCAGCACTTTGATGTCCATTGTCCATTCCCTTAATTCATGTTCACCATAGACCAGCCTGGTGGCTGAAGGGCTGCCCACCACCTTGCAATAATAAACATGGGGCTGGGCATCATCAGGAATGAAAACAAACCTTCCGGCTGGGCCACTGATAGCCCTTAAAAATGTATGAAGATCATCAATGGTGGCAGGGTTATTTATATTTTTCAGCCTGATCTTGAAAATCTGGCCTTCTGACAAATATACATCCCAGTCCTGGCCATAGGTAGTCTGCTGTTCACTGGCAAAGAAAGTGGGGCCATCTTCCCTTCCTGGCTGTACATGGGCATTGGCAAACCTGGCCCATTGGCCAAGGAAAAATTCACCTATTCTTGGATTATAGGGATTTGCTGCATCGGATAGCAGCAATCGCCACCAGGCAAAAGTCTGATCAAATAAACCATAGAAATCCAAGTCTCTCCAATTCAGGTGCTGATCAAAAGTAGGTGCCCCCCAGGCATCAGCTGCATTGGCCTGGATATGACAATCAGCTGCATTTGTGAAATTGTGATTGAAGACACAGGCCAGGGTGGCCCTTTGGGCACCAGCTGCAAAATTTAGTTTCACCCATTGGGCAGCCTTGGCTGTGAAATAGAATGGCTTGCTGGGTCTAAGATCATATAAATTTTCCTTCACATAAATTGTGTTTTCAGTGCTGACAGAATGAAGGGTGGCTGCAGTGATCAGATTTGTGGTGGAATAAATGAATCCCATTTCACACCCCCAGTGCTTCAGTCATATCTTTTTTGCCAATGTTTGTTTTTATCCAGGCCACTAATTCAGGCCCAATTTTTTTCCTGACAGCATCCCTGACCCCCACTTCATCAATCGCCTGGATTTGGAAATTGGCATTAAATATCATAGTCCCAGCCCTTCCACCTGCAGCTGCACCTTCCATCACAGTCCGTAAATCAGAGGAAGGAAGGATATATTCAGGTGCTGAAGGTGTGCCATGAACAGTCACCAGCTGGGTCTGTGTTGAAACCATGCCATGCTGGGCACCTTTCAATTTGGACATTTGGCTGTCAATGCTCTGCAGGGCTGCCAGCATAGGCCCAAGAAAATCTTTTGAATCCCAAATGCCCCTGCTTATGTCTTCCAGTTTTGCCTTTGAATATATGGCATCACTTACAAGTGAATTCATATAATCAGGCATGGCCCCCAAAAGAAAATCATGGATTTCCTGAATATTCCCATGAATCAATTTCAGCCAATAGGTGACATCTGATTGCTTCCCACCACCACCACCAAAAAGACTTTCAATGGCCTTGAATCCGGCAAAGATAGCCAAGGCAATACCACCCACTATCAATAAAGCAGGGGCTGCAGCAGCCAGGACGGTGGCTGCAGTGGCAATGGCAGTAGCCAAGATTACTATGGCTGAAGCAATCCCAGTGGCCAGGGCGACTATGCCAGTGGCTACAGCAGAAGCCAAGGTAGTGATGACAGTGGCAATGGCAGTAGCCACACTGGCAATAACAGTGCCAATGCTGGAAACAGATGAAGCCACAGTGGTCATGCTGGTGCCCACTGAAGTGGCTGCTTCTGCAGTCTTTTTCACCAGGGCTTCTTCAATAAAACTTTTGACCCATTTGGTGGCCATTTCCCCCACCATGGTGAAGAAGGATTCTTTTATATTCCCCCACAGGTCTTTAAAAAAGGCCTTGAAGTCAATATCCATCTTCATCAGCTTATCCACTGACCAGGTTTCCACAAATTTACTGAAGGTGTCACCAAAGCCCCTGGCTATATCGTTATAAAGGCCATCAAACATTCCATCCACTTTTTCAACAGTGGTCTTGGTTTTATTTTCCAAGTCAGTGAAATCAATGTCCGGCAATTTAATTCCCATGGCCATAAACTGCATCTGCTTCAAAGCATAAATGGCATTCCAGATTTCAGGCGTGGCTATTTTGAATTTGTCGTGGATGTACTGGACGGCATCCGTCCAATTATCAAAGCCATATACTGCATCAGCAATCGGTGCCTTGAAATCTTTGATCAGGTCTTTAAAGTCCCTGGCTGGGGGCAAATGATTGACAAGATGAAGTCCAAAACTATCCAGGGCTTCATCAGCCTTTGTCATTCCCTTCCAATAATCTTCAGAGCTGATTTTCCCATCCTTCAGCATCTGATCAAGGTTCTTTCCATACTTCACATATTTTTCAATTTCAGGATTTGTGCCAGCTGCCTTGACACCAGCTTCTTCCAGAAATTTATTGAATTCTTCCTGGGCCTTGGCTGCATCTTTGATTGAACCTGCAGCCCCAGCTGCTTCTGGCTTCACCTTTCCATAAGCACTAGCAGTTTCACCCACTTTGTCAGCATGGGTTTTGGCTTGGTTTCCTGCTTCCAGGTGGGCCTTCACCATATCATTCAATGTCTGGCTGCCAAGATCACCAGTCTTTTTATATTGGGCTTCCAGCACTTCAATGGCTGCTTTAAATGTGCCTACCTTGGTGCCTGCAAGATCAGAAGCAGCACCAATGGCTTCCACCTGCTTTGCATGGGCAGCTGCATGGCCAGTCTGCCACTGAACATCTGTTTCCTTGGCAATCCCCAGCAGATTGATCAGCTTTGTGGCAGCCCCTTCAATAACAGTATTCAGGCCTGTGATATCACCAATGGCCTTGCCTATCTGCCAGCCCACAAATGCTGCAGCTGCAATGCCAGGAAGTTTGCCCAGGCCATCCTTCACTGATGCCAAGGGTTTGCCAAGGTCTGCAAAACCCCCCACCAGACCCTTTGCACCTAACACAGCCAGCTTGGCCATGCTGGCCACCCTGCCCAAAAGCAGGGCCACAGGCCCAAGGATGGCAGCTACACCAGCTGCCTTGATGATGAATTCCTTCTTTTCAGCTGAAAGATTCTTCCACCATTCTACACCCTGCTTAACATAACCCAGGACATCCTTGAAGGCAGGAATTAAAGACATCCCCAATTCAATGGCTGCTTTGTTTATCTCACCCTTCAGGATTCTTAATTGATTCGTGGGGCTGTCCATTGTCCTGGCCAGATCACCCTGGGCCATCTTGGTTTGGTCAATGATCAGATTATACCTGGCCATGATCTTCTGCTGTTCAGTCAATTCCTGGCCCTGCTTAATCCAGCCCTGGGTCATGGCATATTGCTGAACCATGGTTTCATTAACCACAATGCCAAGGCGTTTCAATGGTTCAATTTCACCACTGATTCCAGCTTGCAATTTCTGGAAGGCTTCTTCCGGCTTCAAATTATAAAATGAAGCCATATCATAAGTCAGCTGGCTAAGTCCCTTGGCCATATCAAAGCTGGCTTCCTTGCCCACCCCCATGGATGAAAACATCACATTAAAGGTGCCAATGACTTTCCTGATTTCATAATCATTCAGGCCCAGCCTTTTGTTAAGGTCTTCAGACCAGGCCCTGGCTGCCTTGGCCATGCCACCCATTGAAACTTCAAAAAGATTTTCAGATTCAATGGCATTCATGGCTGTTTTTAGGCAGGCCCCACCAATGGCCATGATGGGGGCAGTGACACCAATGGAAAGGCTTCTGCCTATTCTATCGGATTTGGTGGCAAAATTTCCAAGGGCATCAGATGCAGTGCCCAGCTTCTTCTGGAATTTGTCAGTGGCTGAATCAACAGCTTTCAGGCCTGCCTGAAATCCAGTAGAATCCAGTACCAGCTTTGCTATTATTGAACCAGCAAGCCATGACATTTTATCTTCCTTCTAAGACCTGGGCAGCCCCTTTATCCAGCAGCTTCAATTCCCACTGCAGCAGATTCATCTGGTGGCTGAAGGTGGCATTTTCCACCTGCCCCATTCTGGATGCCTGCCATGCCTGGGCCTTATCCAGCAGCAATTTCTTCCTGGCTTCCTTATGCCAGAATTCAAAATCCCTTAAATCCAAATTCAGCAATTCAGTGACGGAAAAAAGACCTGGGAAAGTCCCAGCAATTATTGCACAGGTACTTCCCCAGGCTTCAATCCGTTTTTTTCTTCTTTGGCTTCCTCTGTTTTGGGTGGCTTATAGTATTCTGTCATCACAAATTCCACGATGACTTTAAGATCAGTGAAGTCCAGCTGACTGATGTCTTCTTTGGGGGCACCAGTCATCAATTCCACCTGATCATAAAGAAGGAAGACTGCATCAAACCCAGGCTTTTCAGTTTCCAGTTTTTTGTATTCCTTCTCTATCTCTGCCAGTTTCTGGAAAATTGGCCTGTTCAGTTTGACTTCATAGACTTTGCCATTGATCTCCACTTCCAGTGGATTGTGAAGTGACTTAGCAGTGGAAACAGAAATTCTTCTGCCACTCATGTTTACAGCATCCCTATTGTGCCAAAATCACCCACCTGGCCGGATTCCTGGCTGATGAAAATTTTGAATCCCACCAGAAAAACCCTTTGGTTTGATCTGTCAAACTGCAACTCCCACTTTCTGTATGGATAGGTCTTATAAAGATGAATCCATTCAGAATGGACTGTGGAAGCCACATTATCACAGACGGGTTTGATCACCATGGCTTTGCTGTGGGTATACATATCACAGCCCACCATGCCCTTCAGGGTCAGGACAGAACCCACCAAGGTGCCCAGCAAAACGGCTTCCAGCTGGGCCAGGGTGCTTCTGGTCATGGGCACATCCATTTCCATGGCAGACCCACCAAAGACTGCATCTACTGCAGCATCCCCAAACCCTTCTTCCTGAACATCATGGATGACATCGGTTTGCTTCAATGTCACTGTGCCCAGGAATGGTGCCAGGGTTAAGGCACCTGATTCACCATAGCCCCATTCAATTTCACAGGGGCCAATGTCACCAAAAGGAAATTTTATTCCCATTGGCACTACTCCTTAAAATAGATTTCCATGAACATCATGGATTTTCCAGCCTAAAAAGATAATTGGTGCTGAATTCAAAAAGCCCCTTTGCATTAGGGTTTGCAATTGGGGCTGGGGCAGCTTCAGCATCAATGATCATGGCATAATAATTTTTTCCGCTGACTAAGACTGGCAAGGCCCAGCCTGTTTCACCATGCAGGCATTCAAAGATTTCCCAGGCATCATCCCTGGCTTCAAAATAAGTGCTGGCCCTATTCCATACTTGGATGTGGGCATCAAGCCTGTCAGGCAGGTCACCAATGACACCAGCTGGCACCCTGTCCATAATTACACAAACCCTGTTTGGTGAAGCCAGGCCAAGGATATTTTTATCTGGAAGATGGCCAGCAAAATAATCAACACCAAATGTGAAACCTAGGGCAGACCCACAATGGGCCAGGATGAATTCTGCAATTTCTTTGATCATCATTTTTTATATCCTGCAGTTTTCAGCGATGATTTCCAAATATTTTTTCCAGAATCTTACCACCTTGTCTTCCAGCCACTTGGGGCCTGAACCAGGTTCTGACCAGGTATCTGGTGTTTCCCCCACAGTCACCATTTCATGCAGATAAACTGCATAGGGCACGTTATGGCCGACTTCCAAGACAAAATGGCTGCCGTCCACCACAGCCACTGATTCCCAGGCCCCCCTTAATGTCCCTTCATCATGGGGGCTTTTGGGTTCTATGGTATCACAATCATTATGGATTTGATTTCCTGCATCCCACAAGCCCTTCTTGGCTTTGGCAGGAATGGCTTTCTCACAGACTTCATGCAGGCCTTTGATGAAGGCTGATGCATCCACAAGAAAGGCACCTTTGTTTGCCATTATAAAAATACTTCCAAAAATCTGATACCCCAGTCAGCTGGCTTGGTGATGGTCTTGATGGGCCAATGGAAACCAGGTTCAGCTGAATCAGGTGCCACCTGGATTTTATCATCATGGTCAATAGTTCTGGTGGCCAGCAGGACAGAAAAATCACTGATGACTTCCTCACCTTTGAAGTCAACGACTTTTCTTGTTTTATAAACTACCTTTCCATTCAGTGGTGTGTGGGTGATTGTCAATGGTTCACCCCATTTGTCAATTACTGTATGAACCAGCCAAACATAGTCAGTCAGATAAACTTTGATCATCTTCCATATTTCCTTGAAACCCTGATGGCTATTTCACTGGTAGGGGTTATATCATGTTCACAGTTTGGATGAATGGGGGGCTTCTTTTCCAGCTTTGGATATTTGGTGCTTTTGCCAGAAAGGCTGAAGACCCTGCCTTCATATTTTTTGCATTCAGCACAAGGGCTGTCATGCTGGGAAAACTGCACCAGGTCTTCAGCATATTCTGAACAGGTATTGATGGTAGCCTGGGTCTGGCATTCCCTGATTCTGGTTCTGGCTACCATTTCAGCATAATAATCCAGGGTATAATTTCTGCCCTTGACTGTCACCAGCTGGCCAAGCCCAATTTTTCTTTGAAGGATATCCTTGATGACATCGGAAAGCTGCTTTCTTGACCAGCCTTCCCTGGCTGCTTCCACTGCCCTGCTCTGAATGACTTTGGAAGCCCAGGCAAAATCTTCAGTGTCAAATGCCTGTATCTGCATGGCAGCCTGGGCAGCAGCCCTGACAGCCTGGATGTATTGTGCAGCTGACATCCTGGCACCATCCCAGGCAGTGTTCAGGTCTTTCATAGTCTGGCTGTAATAATCCAGAATAGAATAGGCATGGACAGCCTGGGAAAATCCAGGTGCCCTTTCTGCCCCCAAGATTTCTATCTGTACTGAATTCTGCCTGACCTTTTCCATATAAACAGTATTGAAAGCCTGCTTTCCCCAGTCCTGGGATTCCTTCTTCAACTGCAGCAGAATCCCACCAATTTTTATCTGTGTCTGCATGGCCTTGTCTTCCCTATAGGGTGATATATCCAGTTTTGTCAAGGCCATCACAATATCATCCTGGGCAGACTTATAGACCTTCACCAACTGGCCCTTCCATTTGGCAAGGGGCCTGTTTGAAGTCTTATCGGCCAAAGGCTTAATCATCAATAATCCTCTATATCCCAGGTGGTTTCCTTTTGGATTTTGTCATGGACATCAGCATCTTCAATCCTGTCCAGGCCGGAAAGGAAGGTCTGCTGGCCTGGTGTGAAGAAGGGGGCCAGGATGGCTGCCACAAATGGGGGCACTGGCAGTTTGTCAAGCCAGCCTTCCGCATAGATTTCCTTGACCACACCAGCATGGGTGACACCCTGGGCCTGGATTCCTTTGCGTCTATCTTCATCCCCACCATGAAGGTGGATACAAAGATAATATGCCATTTCAGCCTGGGCCTTGCAAAGGATGACAAGCTGGGCAGCAGTGGCACTGGCATAATCAGGCACTGAAAAATCAGGGTCATAGAAAATCCTGTTATAGGCATTCATCAAAGCCTTGTCTTTATCGCCAGAATCCAATGCATCCCAGCAGTCAGTTTCCAGCCTTTCATCGGAAAAATATGTGTCAGCTGAAGCCAAGTCCACAAACCATCCAATGGCCATGTTTCACCTTCCTGCCAGCATCCAATGCCAAAGGAATTTCTTTTTGGCCTGGGTCATCTTTGGCATTGTATGCAAAGAATAAATCTTCAGGCCCACAGCAGCAGCTGCAGCCTGGATATCCTCAATTGTCCAATTCACCTGGGGTTCATAGACCAGACCTGGCACCACATCCTTGGTGCCTGACTGCAGGCCCTGGCAGAATTGGGCAAGAAACCTGCCAGCTGGCTTCAGTTTATCGGCCACAATCCTGAAATAGTCCATGGTGATGTCCCTGGTGATGTGCTGGAAGACTGTGAAGGAATAAGCAAAATCAATGCTGGGCAGCCAGATTTCCCAGCCATCCTGATAAGAAAGATTCACATAATTGGTGATGCCCTTGGTGGCCTGAAGGAATGCAGCCCTTTGTTTCAGCAGGGTTTCACTTTCCACGTCTATACAATAGACCATACTGATAGCTGGGGCAATGACGGCTGTTTCCCTTCCATAACCAGCCCCAATAACCAAGGCTGTCATTCCCTTTTCCAATTTGAAATATTTAGGGATAGTGCCAAGATCAAAACCCCCATCATACAGGGCACCAAAATAAAATTTATGGCTTTTGAAATAGGATTCAGGGAAATTCTTATTCCCCACATCATGCAGCTGCTGCCATTCCTTCACATTTGTTTTCATTGGATTAATACTATCATAGAATTTTTAGTGTCAATAACCTGGTGGGGGAAAACCTTGAAATCATCCCAGCACCATTGGGCCTGATGCAGTGGGCAGTCAGAACCATAGAAATGAACCTTATAAAAGCAGACCTTCTTTGGTGTGCTGATCAGTAGCTGGGTCTTCCGGCTTGCTACCCTGAATTCAGAAATCCATTTCAGCCACTTTTCCTTTGGGCCATGTTCAATCACATCAATCAGCAGAATCAGATCATAATGCTGGGCAGCCAGGATGTCTATTTTTATATTGAACAGATCACCATGGAAGTGGTTTTCATATAGGCTGGTGTGCCAGGGCTGGCTGATAAAATATCTACAGCTTTCCACACAGTGGATTTCAAATTCCTGCTTTGGGATGGCTTCTGATTTTTCCTCTGCCCTGATAGATAACAGGGCTTCCCTTAATATCAGCCCAAATTTCCCAAAGCCAGGGCCTATATCCAGAATCTTTTTGGGCTTCAGGGCAGCTGCCACATTCAAGATCACAGGAATATTTTCTGGAAAAGATGTCATCATGCTGCTGTTTCCTTATAAATCTGAAGAATTTTTTGGGCCACATTCTTGATGTCAAACTGCTGGATGTCTGCAGGTGGCTGGTGAAGGGCTTTGCTTTTGATGTTTCCTTTCAAATCCACATCATATATCCAGCCAGGAAGGCCCATGGCCCAGCCTTCAATGGTGCTTCTTCCCAGCATGATACCTGCTGTTTGATCACATTCTTTCAGCAGGGTTTCAATATCCCATCTTGGTGGGAAATAATGTGTGGCCCCAAAAACCAGCTTTGGGTTTTGGGGTGGATGAAGATTCAGGCCACACAGCCAGAATTCAATTTCCCCTGCCCTGGCCTGGGCAGCCAGATCAGCCATGGTGGGCCTTCTTAGAATGTCCAAGGTGCCCACCATCAGAACCCTGTTTCCTGGGCTGGCATTCCTTGGGCCTGGATAGAACCTGGCAAAATCCAGCCCATTGTGGATGACCACTGTTTTTTCAGCAGGTATCTTATCCACTGAAATAATTTTTTCCCTGATGTCTTCCCTGATGCAGATGTATTTTTTAATCCTGGGTGAAGGCACTGGCTGTTCACAAGGCCACTGGCTGTGGATGGTGGCCACTGCATGAAGATGGGGATAAAGGCCCAAAAAGAAACTTGTGGCCCTGGGTTCATTCAGATGCATGATGTCATATTTATGATGGGGCCCGAAAGCCTTGAATTCAGCCAGCTTGATGCCTGCAGCCTGGGCCTTATTCACCAGGATGCCTGGTGTGAAGCCTGGGGCAGCCAGGGTGAATTGATGGCCCAGCCTAACTAATTCCCTGCCCAATTCATAGGAATACATTTCAGCCCCGGTCAGGCTTCCAAACTGTCTTTGGGCAAAAAGGATTTTCACTGGGGCTTCCTTCTGGCTTCATATTTTCTTAAATAAAGATCATGGTGGGCATCCTGCAGATGCTGCCAGTCTGTAAGCACTGAAACAGTCTGCCTGTGTCTATGCCACACCAGGACATTCAGCAGCAGCACTGTCTGCCAGCCAGCCAGCCTTGCCCTATCACAAAGGTCATCATCTTCACCCAGGCATGGGCTGAAGTCTTCATCCAGCAGGCCCACCTGGGCCAGCATATCAGCCCTAAGAAGCACACAGCTGAAGGGCACACAGCCATTGTGCTTTGAAATGAATTTGAAGGGTGAAGAATTGATGGTCTTTTCAGGGTCTTTCAATTCACCATAAAATTTCCTATAATTTTGAATGGCCCCAGTATCCGTCATTACCCCAATAATTCCTGCCTTTGGGTTTAGATCAGAAAATTCAATCATCTTATCCAGCCAGCCAGGTGTTACCACTACATCATTATTCAGCAGCACAATATGGCTGGCAGTAGAAAGCCTAAGACCCTGATTGATGGCTTTTGAAAACCCCCTGTTTTCTTCAAAGGCAAAATAGGTGTATTTCAGATCACTTCCGTCCAGCCAATTCCAGACCTTTGACCTTTGCTTTGGCAGGCTGCCATTATCCACCCAAATGATTCTGAAATCCTTGGTGCAGGCCTTCAGGGATTTGAAGCAGGCCAAGGTGCTGTCTGCAAAATTCCAAGTGGGCACTATGATATCAGTCATTTATTCCCCAAATCTTCCCAGCCAGCTGCCTTTCCTTCCTGATTTGGAAATCCCTTTCCTTGAATGCCCTGGCTTCTTTGTGGGTAAAGTCCATTTGATTCTTCTGGAAGCCTGGATGATAGTGCAGGATTTTGGCTGTCTGGCACTGATAGAATTTCCCCAGTTTATTGGCAGCATCAAAAACTTCCTGGCTGGCAAAATGAAAATAGCCTGGAAAGAAAGGCTGTTTGCCTGGGTATCTGGCCAGGAATTTGGCCCCCATCAGGGCCATGCCACTGGGATGGAAATTTGGCTGGGTCTGGACAAACCCCACCACACCATCATCATCAGGAAAATGCTGAATCATGGCCAGGGCTGCAGATTCAATTGACCCTGGCAGAAACCTGATGTCATCCACACCATAAAGAAGGGCATCCGGCACCTGTGGGGTCAATAAATTCCTGCACCAGACTGAACCCATGTGCTTTTCTGAACCCCATTTCCTGATCACACCATTTGTCTTCAGCTTTTCAAATCCATCCCAGTCATCATCAAAGATCACATCAATGAAGATAGGGATGCCTGCAGCTGGGACTGGTGCCATTACCACTTCTGGCACACTGGCCAGCATCCTCTGCAGCTTGGCCAGCCTGTGTCTGGTGGGTACCACCAGGTCAATCCTTTTCATGTTTGAAACCTTGTTTGTGGGCCATAGATCACCCTTATCTTATGGCCAGGGGCCTTCAAAACGGCCTTGGCCCTTAATCTTCTTGACGCCTGGAAATGTTCAATCACTGGCTTGCCTTCATATCTCATAAGATCAAAAATCTGTGAATATCCAGCAGGCAGCAAAAAGACCTTCCATTCTGGATGCTGGGACAACAGCAGCTGCAATATTTTCTGTTCCCAAACCCCAGGCATGGCCTTCACCAAATTAATCCAGGCAGCCATCAGCTGCATGGTCTGATCACAGTTTCTTAGAAAAACTGTATTGGTCAATAATTCCCTTTTCCTGAAATAATGAACCCCAATGATGAAGTCCTTATATTCCACAGCCCCTGCCAGATTATCCAGCAGCTGGGGATATTGCTGCACAATACCATCCACATCAATCCAGACCAGATTCTTTCCTTGGTGCTGGGCCAGCGTCTGCTGCATGAAAGCAGGCTTATATCTGACATTGGCCAGCCAGCTTCCTTCACCCTTGATATTCAGCACATAATAATCCAGGCCAAACCTTTCACAGCTGGCCATCATCTTCACAGCATCAGGCTTATAGCCATTGGCTTCAGTGAAAAATGAAACCACCAGCCAGGGCCTTCCAGTCTGTTTTTCATAGATTTCATTCATGGCTTTGTCTCCACCAGCCCACCCTTTGTCCTTCTTTCAATATCTTCTTCATCTAGTGGGGCTGAATAGATTTCAAGGGCTAGGGTTTCTTCCAGGGCCAGGAATTTGTGGAAGACACCAGGCTGCACCATGGCTGATTCACCATCTTCAATTACTACATGGTCAATGCTGGTATCCTGCCAAATGGAAATCTGCAGGCAACCGGATATGATGTGGAAATGATTAATCTTTGATCTGTGTCTGTGTTCACTGCAGAATCCACCTTTTTTTATTTTCAGAATATGGACGGAAACATGGCCATTGGAAAAAACTGTGTCTGTATCACCCCAAACCTTACCTGCTTTCATGTTCTTTGTTTCCATCCTTTCTGCCAGCCACACCTGACACACTTGATGGCAGATTCCCAGCCTTGCTTATGCATCCAGCAAGGTGCCCTTTTGATATACATGGCACTGCCACACTTCTGGCAAACTTCTTCCACAAATTTCAGGCCCACATCAGGCTTCTTGGCTGGTGGGGCTGCTGGCTTGGGCTTGGCTGGCATCTGCAGCTGGCCTGTCTGAAGTATTTGGCCCATGGTTCAATATTTCCTTTATGTTTCCAAATTCAAAACACCTAAGTGCTGAATCTGGATTCAGATTGATGACTTTTCTTCCTGCCTTCCTTATCATGGGGGCCAGCCTTTCCAGGCCTGATTTAAATGAAAATAATGTATGTGCCCCTTGTCTGGATGGATAGCCTGAATGAAAATGGGTGGCTGTACCCTGGTGCTTCATATCATAGCCCAGCAGATAAATTGGGCCTGCCCCCAGCACCAAGGCCAGCTGCAAGGCACCATATCCAGAATGATTGCCATGGTATATCCCAGCCTTTAAGCTGTATGGGATTCCATCAGTGGGAAGTCCCACCACATAATAAATGCCATGATGATAGGAATTATTGCTGACTTCCAGCCAAACCTTCAGGCCTTTGAAGGCCATGAATTTTTCCAGGCTGCCAGGAAGCTGGCCCCTGACCAGCCAGTTATAGAATCTATTGTCCATGGAAAACATGATATCTGCAAAAGGGCAAACTTCAAAGGCCCTGTTGATGACAATTATTTTCTCACCCTTCAGCTGGCTGAAATCAAAACCTCTAAGGCTGGGGCCACCACCTATGATGAAACACCTGTGGCCTGCCCAGGCACCATCAGCCAGAATAGTGCTGATGTGTTTTTTGCTGCCATGGCCGATAGGCCAAGTCCCAGCCTGGCCCCTTCCCCTTAAAGCTGCATCCTGCACTGATTTCATGCTGGTGGAAATTATTCTTCCGTCAGGAAGGATTTGTGCAGCCCAAGGTTTTTTATCCAAGACCAATTGCGTTGACAAGATTTTCTTGAATTGCATTTCCAGGGCTTCCTGTTCTGCCATGGCTTCACCAGGAAAAAGAAGGGAAGGCCAGTTTCTTAGGCTGGCCTTCCTTCATCAGCATTCAGCTTTCAGCCAGATCAGCAGGACTTATTCACAAGCCCCATTGATGCCTGATGGGGGTGTCCCATCAATGCATTCCAGCTGCTCGATGTCACCAATGCATCCACCATACCTCATCCACCCTGCTGTGGTGTCTGTGTATGAAAGGATGTCAAAGTCAGAAAATAAGGTCAAGTCCATTCTGTATCCAGCTTTCAATGTGGATTTTGGAAGGATGACCCAAATCCTGTTGTTATTGGTCAACATCATGCTGGTGATTTGTCTGAATTTGAAGTCAATCTGCCTTTCACTTCCAGCATAGGCCTGCAGGGCCACACTTAGGGCCTGCCTAACGATTCCTCTCATGTGCAGGGGTGTCAGGACAATGAATTCAGTGTTGTCTGCTGAAACACCATAGCCTTTATTCTGCACATTATTCAGGATGGTTTCAGCTGCTGTGTTCAGGGCACAAGCGATGGCCCGAGCATAGGCAGTGCAATCATCACAGGGGGTGGTCAAGCTGATGCAGGCTGATTTGAAATTGGCCACTGCTTCAATCAGGGCATAAAAAACACTGGCCCTGAATTGATAGGCCTTGTTTCTAAACTGGATGGCATTGTCTTCAATCGTCCACCAGTCCTTATCTTCAAACAGCATCCGATGCCAGCCCAAAGCCCCTGCATAATAATCAAAGAAGCAGGAATGTCTATCACCAGACATTGCATAAACTTTGGCTTTTTCCCCCACCATAACCCTTCTGAAAGTCAGGCCGGATTGAACACCATAGACTGTAAACCCATCCCTGCCACTGCCTGAAAAATCCCTGACATCAAATATCTGCTCATAACCATTATCATAAGCAGGAAGGATGTGATATTTCTCGATGATAGGCAGCATGGAAGGTGGGAAATCAGCTGTGGTGGCAAAGGCCTGCATCTTCCTGATTTCTTCCCTGACCTTGGTGAAGGCCTGAATCCCAGCAAATTGGGCAGGCACAAACTGATCAGGAAGGGCACAGAAATATTGCAGGGCACCTGCAATCTGTTTCCTCTGTTCAGGGTCTTTGTAATTGAACTTTTCCCAGTTAAGGTTAAAGATTTTGCTTCTCATGGTTTTTCCTTTAGGCCTTACAGGTTCAGGCTGGCCTTGTCGCCTTTTAGGTCAATTTCAGCAGTAGCATCATCAGCTGCAGCAGGTTCAGTGAAAATCCCTATCCAGAAAAGCCCTGAAGCATAGACTGGGGTGACGCATTCCTCTTGAATCCCTGACCAGTAAACCCTATCCCCTGGTAGTGCAGCCTGCCCTGACCCTTGCTGCTTGCAGACAATGATTTTCTCTGCATGATAGATCAGGACACCTTCATCACCTGCATCCAGGTGTTGATTTTCAATGGCTGCACATCCATTGGCATCCACGATGGGTTCACCAATGATGACCACGCCTGCAGTGTTTTGCACCATGAGCAGGTCACCAGTTTCTATCCCACCTGGGCTTGAAACAGTGAACCGGAAACTTCTCCAGTCACCCATTGGGGTGGCTGTTCTTAATGTTTGCATCTAGAATACTCCTGTTTTGAATTTCTTCCACCCAAAAGGGGGATTTCTGGCAGAAGGCCCTTAGATTTGGGGAATGAAAGGATTTGTTTTTGGGTCTAGATATTTGTTTTCAGGTGGCACCTGACTATTCTGGTCTGCACCTGCCCCAGTGTTTCCAGTTTTGTCAGCTTCACCCTTATTCTCTTGACCCTGGCCTTGGCCCTGTTTCACACCAAAGATTTCAGCTGTCTTTTTGTATTCATCAATTTCAGCATCCAGATGGGTGTTTAATTCAGCTTCCAGTTTGTCTGCTTCTTTGGGTTCAAATTTCCCTATCCTGGCATTGATGAATTTGACCTGGCTTTCATCCAGTTTCCTGTCTTTGGCCAGCTTGGTGACGATTTCAGGCACCTTGACCTTGGCAGCTTCCTTGGCAGTCTTTACATTGATGGCTTTCAGATCACTAATCTGCTTCTCATAGTCGGCTTTCATTTCATTCAGCTTCTTGTCTGTCCTGGTTCTATGTTCCCATTCTGCAGTCACTGCCCTGGATTTGTCATCCTTAAAAAATTCCTTCACCATAGGTTCTTCTGTGAGATTGTCCACACTGAATAAATCAGTGGGCTTGATCTTGTTCACCTTGATGAATTCCCTAACTTCATCAACTGTTTCCATTTTTCCACTTCCTTTGTTAAATTTGGAATGGTATTTCTCAAAACCTTGGACTTGGGCCAGCAATGTGGCACCAGGAAATCCAGGTCTGTTGACTGAAGAATTGCCCAAAGCAATGCCAGTGACTTCCGACACATCCACTTCATAAACATTCTTGGATGTTTCCATCAAATCCACATCGGCTTCAATGCTGGCCACATCCAATGGCAGATGTTTGTATTCAGGCCGGATATAAATAATGGCCAGGGCAGACAGCTTGCCTGCCACTGTCTTTAAAGCCTTGCCCACCAATTCACCAATGGGTGTCCGGCCTTCATGGCTATTATCCAGATTATGGTCATGGAAGATATTGATGCCCACCATCAGCTTTTCATACAGCTTGGTAATGGCTGATTTAAACCATTGGGAAATGATCTGGCCTTTGCCCAGGGCCTGGGGCCTGGCTTCACCTTCATGGCCTATGACATAGGCTCTGAAAATGGGGTTTTCATCCTGGGCCTTGATTCTGGCGTAGGCACTGGCAGGCACTAATTCCAAGACTTCAGATGCAGCCATGGAATGAAGCCTTGCAACTATTCTGGTCATTTAATCCTTCCTGGGGGGTCTTCCTGGTTTCTTCTTGGCTATCACCTGGGGCTGGGGTGGGCCTTGGGCTGCCCTTTCCTGCATGATCTTGGCTGTCTTTTCCCTTCTTTCTTTGTCTTCAGGATTTACCAACATGGATGTATTCAGAAAAACCTTTTTATCATAGGCTGGCCTGTTTGGCTGTTTGAATCCAGGCCTGGGCACAAATTCCTTATTCTTGACATCGCTGACATCGGGTGGTGTCCAATTCCCTTTGGCATCCCTGGGCTGGACATCCTTTATTGCCTGCTCTTTGGTGGCTGGCTGATTATCCGTTTTGATTAATGGCATCATTCCCCCTTTATGGCTTTTTCTAATTCAGTTTTTTCCTCTGCTTCCTTGGCCTTGTAATAATCATCCGTCAGGCCGACATCTTCAGGCTGTGGAATTAAAGGATTATCCAATGGGTCAAAATAGCTGGCCTGGGCCTGGGCCTGGGCAGCTTCAAAAGAACCCCCAGCATCCTGGCAGTGTGATTTGGCCCTGGCTTCCGTCCAGTCTGCCTTGGGGTATCTGTAAGCCTGGGCAGTGGTGGTGTCCTTCCCCTTCAGCCTGCCGATAATTATGACCAAATCCTTTTGCTGGATTCTTCTGAAAGAATCTTCCTGAAAATCAGATGGGGGCCTGATTCTGCAGGCATGTTCATTAGGATATGGCATGATTCTCACCCTATTAATAATGCCCTTTATCATCCCTGTCAAGATATATTTTGGTGAACCTGACAAATTCTTCCATAGTATGCTGCTGGCTTTCCATGGTTCTGGAAGTGATTTCTTGGATAGTCACCAGCTTGGTCATGCAGGTTTTTATTTCATCAGTGTTGTCTTCTACCCTTTTATTCCTATCTATGGCCAGCACTGCATGGGGATTATCTATACAGGCCATCTTTAGCTGTTTTGGATCACCCCCATTTTGTTTCCCCTTCCATTTCAGAAGGAAACCAAGGGCCAATTTCAGGAATAAATATCCTATGCCCCCACCCCCAATGAAGATAATCCACATAGTCTGTTTGTCCATGGTTTTTATCAGGCTGGTGAAGGCCTGGACTTCCTGTGGGCCTATCATTACAATCTTTCCTCTGCAGCTTCATTATCAATTGGGCTTTTGGGTGGCTTGGGTTCAATCAATTCTTTTTCCTTTGTTTCAGTCTGTCTTTTTAATTCCTGTTTTACATCCACACCAGGAATTTTGGATAATATCAATTCATCAGAAATCTTTCCGGCCAGGGACAATGGCAGGAATACTTTTTCAATGGCAGCCCAGTTTTGGGCACTGACAAATGGGATTTCCAGCCCCACTGCTTCCGGCTTCAGGGCACTTGATTTTTGGGCGATTCCCTTTTTTTCATTATAAAAGGCCATGGCTTTGGCCAGCAATTCCAAATAGGCCCCAGTCCAGATTTTCCTTTCCTTCAATGTGCTGGCATAGGCCAAATCCATGAGATTGTCGGCTGTGGCCCTGTTTGAAAGCAGGTCAGGCAGGCCCAGGAAATGGACAGGCACACCAGTGGTGCCGCTGATCATCTTGGCCAGATTTGTGATTTCACTGACCAGGGCATCCACCCCCTGCATGGACGGCTGGACATATTTGACTTCATCAGCAGTGGTAGTCAGGGCTTTCTTTATTTTCCAGTTTGATTCATCAATATCTGCAGCTGCTGCTTTGGCCTTTGCCTTATCACCCTTAAATATTTGTGTGAAGATGGGGGCTGCAAAAAGCCTGTTTATTTCCCTCAAATCCCTTAGAGCCTGGTCAAGGTCATCAATTTGGGAAAGACACTTCATAACCTTTGGGGCTGCAGTATTTGGCTTGTTTATCCTGCCCCCAAATTTCTTATAGACAAAGACAGGGGCTTCCAGCACTTCTTCTTTCTGTGTGTCCAATGGCGTCCACTTGGCCCTGATATAGTCCAAATAATCTTGGGGGTTTGTTTCAATGGTATATTTGGTGGACAACCAGCTGATATAACGGGCTGAAACCATCTTGGCCTTTTCATCCCAAAATAATTTCAGCAGAATCTTCCCTTCAATCTCTGCTTCCTTGGCAAATTCCTGGCCCACTTCTTCCATCAGATCGTTATAATCAAGAAAATCAATGGCAAACTTCATGGCATCTGATTCTTCCGGCTGGCCCTGGGGCACTGTCAGCTTTATGCCTTCAGACATAATAAAGGCTGCCCTGATATCTATGATGTTTCCGGTCTGGATAACACCCCAGTCGGCTGTGGCATTGTATTTATTCTCGATTTCCAGAACAGCGGATTCATAGTTTTTATATTTATTGGAAATATATTTCCTGCTTTGTTCACTTAGGGAAAGAATATCCTTGGCCATTTGGATATTGGCACCTTTGAGGATTTGGATTTCTTTTTGAAGTTTAGCCCCATTCATCAGCTGCTGCCTATTTCTATAAGCCTGCAGAATGTCTTTGATTGCCATCATTGCCTTCCTTTCATACAATACAGCCCATTTTCATTTTGTCAATAGACTGGATTTTTTGACCATCCAATAAATACGTCACCAGCATTGGCTTCCAGGTAGCCTTTAACGCCATATCTTCCTGCATCAGGGCAGTGGTCTTGGAATTTCACAGGTTCATCCGTCACCAGGTTTGTCCTTTTGTCCACCTTCCATTTATAGGCTGGCCATTCCTTATTGAAATTGGCATTGCCTGCCATGCTGTGATGTTTGAATCTTTTAACTGCATCAATGCCATCCAGAACCTTGTTATTTCCGGCTTGAATGTTAAAGCCTGCATCCTCAAATTCTTTTATCCTGTCAGGCTCTGCAGGGTCTGCATAAATGGTATATTTCTTTTTATCATAATCGGATATTCTCTCATTGGCCAAATCTATCAGCTGGGGATTTGTCAGGTGGGTTTCATAAATCAATTCAGTCCAATAAATATCCTGGTCTTTGATGGCTGCCCTCACCATGGCAGTGGGCCTGTTGAATCCGAAATCAAGGCCATAGACAATCCCATCCATTCCTGAATCAGATGGCCATGCAGATGGGAAGTCCAATGGCCCAAAGATGGTTTCCCTGGCTACTGCCCAGTCACCCAGGCCATAGATAGTCCAATAGGCTTCATCGGTTTCCTTCAGGGCTTCTATTTCTTTGATGTATTCATCGGATAGGAAAGGATTGTCCTTATAGGTGGACTTGATCACCTTGATGCCTTCAGCCAGCAGCTGCTTCTTAATCCAGCCTGTTTCATCAGATGGGTTCAGTGACAGGAAAATCTGGTTTGGCTGCTTTGATGTAGTAGGGGCAGACATCCTTAATTTCAGAATCCTGAAATCATCATAAGTGAATTCATTGGCTTCTTCCATGTGGATATAATTGAATTCAGCAGACTTTATTTTTTCAGGGTCATCCAGGCCGGAAAAATACCACCTGTTTCCAAGGGCAGGATAAAAGAAATATGCCTCTGATTTATTGTGGACGATTTTATTATAAAGCCCATGGGCCTGCAGCATTTCAATAGCCATTTTATAGGTAGTAATTCTTAGGGCAGGCATGGTCTTTCTTAGGGTCAAGAAGGTCTTGGCCCTTTCACTGAAAAACCTGACAATGAAAAGCTGGGTGATGGAATAGGACTTGGAAGACCTGGCCCCCCCGATGTTCGCTATTACAGAATTTCTGGCTGCAGCATTCTGTTCAAAAACAGAAGTGGCCTGCCATTCAATTTCATGGGTTAGGTGCTTTGCCCTGCTTTCTATTTGCATCTTTGTTTGGGTGGCCATCCCTTGTC